GTTTTTCTTGTGCTGTAGTTAAATCTCTTTGAAGATTTATTATTTGAGTTTGATTAGAATTAATTGTGTCTGTTAGATTGACAATATACTTAACGCCAGTAAATGTCCCGAACAAGACAGATGCTATGACGGGTATTAATACAAAATTCTTTTTGAATAGTTCTGCAACGTTCATTAGGCATTTATCTCCAGAATATTAATTTTTTAAACCAGTCTTTGATTGCTTCTATCCAATTGTGGTCCAAAGTTACTACTTCCCAAACACAATCGCAAAATCTACATTTTGCAATTCCTCTATGTCTGTGTCCGCAGTCTATACATATACCATTACTAATCATTTTTTTTCTCCTCAATCTCATAAAAGAAATTGTCTGTGTCTTCTGTTTTCCATTTACCCGTGTCCTCTACATTCCATTCATTCGTTTGTACTTTCCAGTCAGGAATAGTATCCTTAACTGTGAATGAAGGTAGGTCCCAAATACATCTATTGTTTGGTTGGGCTGCATAGTTGCCATCATCTAAAGCAATTATGTGAGCGCACTTATGTTCGTGCGGTATTTCCGAATGATCGGTATCTAGTATATTACTCTCTGGATGAGCCCAGTCAACAGTAAATAAATATGCACCATGATGCCATTTTTTATCTTTACCTATGTATTTACCGGATGCTGAACTTAAAATAGACCAATGAGTAACAGCAGGATGATAACTAAAAGAATTCCAAAGTTCCAATTCATCAAGTCTCTTGGATGGAACAGACTCGGGGTCATAACCACGTTGTATAAAAGCCGTAATTGGGAGACGATAAAAAATCGCACCATTTTCCATAAGCGCATGCCATAGAATCGCACGGCCTCCCAAAGATGTGATCCCAAAGATAATACAATCTTCAACTTCTCCATGATGTTTTTTACAATCATATAAATACTCCCTTCGTATTTGTGCATATGTTGGGGGTATGTTTGCATTTAAATAAGCCATAATCAACCATTTATTTCTCCCCAGTTATTTGCTAATTCACAATCTACTTTATTGGGGACTTCTAAAGTAACTGAATCCTGCATGATCTCAACAATTTTATCTGCTTGTTCTTGATCCTTTACAGAAATACACAGTTCATCATGAATTTGTACATGGGCTACTATACCATTTTTATATAAATCTAACATTGCCTTTTTTGTCATATCAGCTGCTGAACCTTGAATTAATTTATTTAAAGATTTGTAAGTAAATGCTCTTCTAATCCCTGGTCCATGTTCCTGTAATGCATCTTCATGAGGCAATGCCTTATGCATACCGAATTGATTGGGCTCCCATAAATGAAACCTACACAATCGTCCCAAGAGAGTTCGAATTTGACCACGCTCTTGGGCACGATTGGAAGCACTATTCATTAACTGCTTAACGAAGGGAACTTTAGCGTGGTATTGATCGAACAATTCTGCTGCTTTGTCTTTTGATACACCAAGTTCGGCTTGGAGTTTTGCTTTACCCATACCATAAAATAATCCAAGGTTAATTACTTTAGCTTGAGATCTAGGAATCTTTGCCATGTCTGCTACAACCTGGTGAAAGTCCGTTGAAGTATCATTTTCATAATTATCTATTACATCATTAACTGATGGAAATTTATGTAAAGCTGCATAATGCACCACTAGCCTAGGTTCCTGTTGAGAATAGTCAAAACTACCCCATCTATGGCCTTCCTCGGGTATAAATATAGACCTAATCATAGGTCCAAGTTCCTTATTTCTAGCTGGAAGTTGCTGTAAATTAGGATTAGAGTAACTAAATCTTCCGGTTACAGTCCCACCTTGATCTGATCTAATTTGATTTATATCAGCATGGATACGACCTTTGTGTTCATGTTTAATTATGGTATCAATAAAAGTAGTATGCGCTTTATTAGTTTCTCTAGCTTCAGCAATCATTCTAACAATTGGATGTTCATGATTCATAATAAAATTTTTAGTAAAAGAAGGTGCATTTGATTTTGCAGTTCTTTCATATGGTAACTTTAATTTATCAAAAACTTTGGCAACACTTCTTGCAGCCATTAATTGAACATCTATTCCTGTTTCTTTTTTTATTTTTTGGAGTAAGCTTTCTTCTTTTACTACTAGTGATTGCTTCAATTCATGAGCTCTTTGAACGTCCACTCTCACCCCAAGAAATCTCATGTCTACCAGACAAGGAAACAGATCTGTCTCAAGTTGAAAAATAGATTCAACATCTTGGTGAGTAATTTCTTTTTTAAATATTTGCCAAAGTTCTAAAGTAAGTTCTGCATCCTTTTCTGCATAGGCTCCAACATGAAGCGCCGGGAGCTGCCACATATCAGCTTTAGGATCTAATCCTCTAGACTTTGCTTCTTCATTAAGTGCAGACTCATTCTTACCATAACCTAAATAATCCCAACCCAAACTATTTAAATCAAATCTAAATCTATTTTCATTAATCAAAGATGCTGCAATCATCGTGTCTACGATTTGTCCTTGAATTTTTAAACCCATAGATCTAATCCAACTAACATCATACATTGCATTGTGAAATATTTTTATCGCTGGTGTATTTAAAATATCTTGAAACCATTTAAGAGTTTTTTTCTTATCCATGTTTGGCCCTGATCCGTGAGCAATTGGAAAATAAAATTTCTTACCTGGTACAGCTACAGCTATTCCTACGACTTCACCATTACCAATGATTGCACCACTACCCTTAGATTTTAAATCAGGATCTCTTGTCTCTAAGTCAATTGCTATTTCATCATAGGCTCTTAAATCAGGATACTCTTCCGGTTCAATCCATTCTGTCTGAGCTTCAAATAGAGGTACTTTCATTTAAGCCTTTCTTGTTGCTGTAGTAAAGCATTCCTTTTTTTTCATATTTAAGTAAACGTTTTTTCATTACTTGGTTTTCTTTATAAATTTTATCTATTTTTTTAAGGGCATCGGCTAACTTTAATCGTACTTTTAAAAACTCATTCATTACTTTTTCTTTTTCATGTCGTTCATTTTTAACATTTCTAGCTGACAGTAATGCACAATTTTTTTAAGATCTTCTACTCCTCCCTTTCGTTGATAACGACAAACGTATTTTACAACATTCCCTTGAAAAAAACTAAGATCATTTTTAGAAATAAACTCATAAGGTTGAATTGGAAACTTTGTGTAGTGGTTCCCACCTACCTGGGTGTATTGTGGAAACGCTTCGTCTAATATATTTTTATCTGTCATAGTGGGTATCCCTTTCGTTCTATTTTTGCTCTCATTAAATATAAATTTCTTTTTGCTCTCGTGCAACCTACATACCATACTCTATGCTCTTCGTCACGTTTTATTATACTTTTAGTAGTAGCTTCTCTTATTTTTTTAGCATTGTCTAATACTAAAATTACATTTTTACATTCACCACCTTTTGCAGCGTGAATAGTAGATACTTTAATTCGTGCCTCATCATTTAATTTTTCTTTATTGGATAACATTAATCTTATATAAATTTTGTCATCAGCTGGTGCATTGTCAAAACATTCAAACCATTTTAAATTGTAATTCATTCTATCTTTTATAAGTTCTCTATTTCCTAAGTATTCTATTATATCTGCTCTGGCTGTATCAGTTATTGTTTCACCATTTAACCATTTATTGTGATTAACAATTGCTTTGTAAAGTTTAGTGTTGTAACTTTTTTGATGTCTGTTTTCATAGTATAGACCTTTTACTTTTAAAAGATCACATACTTCTTTTGCCCTAGATAAAGTTCTAGTTAGTATTAACCAGTTGTCCTGGTGAAGATCTACATTTTCTAAACTATTGATTTTACTACACAATCCTTCTTCATCTCTTGGTAAATAATTTTTAGTTGCCCTGAGTCCTGCTATTCTTGCAGTAATAATTTCAGATACATCTTGCACTGCTTTTGGAATTCTTCTTGATCTTGATAATACTTTTTCTGTAGCAGGTTCTTGAATGAATCTATCTACATCTGCACCTGCCCAGCCATATATTGCTTGGTCATCATCACCAGCTAAATAAATATTTTTTGATTTAGATTTTAATATGTCATAAAATTTCCATTGTATAGGTGATAGGTCCTGAGCTTCATCAATAAATACTACATCAAAGTTTGGAATTTTATCTGGTTGCTGCACGATGTCATGAATCATATCTGTAAAGTCTACTAAGTTATTTATGTCTGGATGTTTGTAATGATTGTAATTTGCTTCAATGTGTTTTAATAAGTCAGGTTTTACATTTGTTGAATGTTCACCAGTACAATATTCATCCCATACTGGAATATCTTTTTCTTTTGCTTTTAAAATAATTTGAAAATATTCATTATCGCAGGTTAAGTAAGGTGAGGCATCAGCATCTTTTTTAGCATTGACTCTTATACTTAATTGTTTTCCAAGATCATTGTAGTGGTAGTCTTGCATAACGTTTTCTTCTCTAAGTCCTAGACTATGAAAAGCTAAAGAATGCAGTGTTTGAAAATATCTAAGTTGTTTTTTTTTATACTCAGGATTTTTTTTAAGCATTCTATCTCTTGCTTCATGCGCTGCTTTACGAGTAAATGCAAAGTAACCTATTTTACTTACGGGCGTACCTACTCTTATGTAAGCCATGGCTCTTCGAATTAATTTTTCTGTTTTTCCTGTGCCAGGAGGGCCGTATATCTTTGTAACCTTTGTCATTAAAGAATATCTTTTTTACTCTTCATTGGTAATATTTCTATTTCATTTTCTTCTTTGTCAAAATATTTCATAGAAACTTTTATACATCTTACAGGGTTGTTAGATTTTTTTTCAGTTGCTTTCTTAGGATATCTTTTAGGATGTCTGAGTTCGGCATCAA